GAGAAGTACGCTTGTTGGGCAAAACGTACCACGCATCATTATTGTGGGAGAGCGTGCGCATCTGCTGCAAAAGTAATAAGGATTCCAAAGAACTGCGTAGTTTGTGATACAGAGATGCTTTTAACACCCACGTATTTTAAAAGAGTCTCGGCTTGTTCAAAGACATGTCAGCGAAAGAGAAGAACAGGAAACAACATCAATTTACGTTCGTCTCCTGACTACAACGCTATTATTAAACGCGTAAGAAAGAACGCCATCTGTAAAGCGTGTAATACAACAAGCGGGCCTTGGATTGTGCGAGGGGTTAGGTTATGGGTAGAAGACGGGCTTGCTTGCGCCGATGGTGAAAATGCTTATTTGGTATGCCAGAAGTGTCATCTGAAATCCGTTACGCATTTGTCTCTTAAATCAACCTACATGTCAGACAGGGGCAAATACTATGAAGAGATACGTGCAAGGGGGCAGGGATGATCATACTGTTTGATTTTCTTCTTGGCGTGCTGTTTGGGTTCCTCTTGGTTTTCTTATGGGGGTTTTTCAGCGCATGGTGGAGGGACATGAAATGACCGACAAACTACGAGAAGCGGCGCAGATGGCGCTGGATGCGTTGGAATATGCCGAACAAAACCACGGTGGGGATGATTGTTATTTCGACGCAATTGAAGCCCTTCGCGCAGCACTAGCGCAGCCAGAGCAGGAGCCGGTGGCGTGGGTGTATCAACATAAAGATACCGGATTGACCATGTGCGTGCTCGTCCAGCAGGTTGAATCGGGATTCGAAAAGAACAATCCTCGCTGGCAGAAAAGCACACCACTCTACACCGCCCCACCACAGCCTGAACCGGTGGCAACTCTGTTTGGTTCTCTGCCTGTGTATGACGTACCACCGAAGCAAGAGCCGGTGGCGTGGAGAACTTTTGATGGCGAGGGTGGTTACGAGTTCCGCAGCTATGAGATGAATGAGAACTACGCCGAAGATTGGGCGCAGCGTAATCCTAATCATAAAGGATGGGTGGAGCCTTTGTACAAAGACCCAACACCGTGTCAGACCTGTGAGTCACTCGCCCGTACAGTGATGATGGATCAAACATCGCACGACACCGCCCCACCACAGCGCAAGTTTATAGGGCTGACGGATGAGGAAATTGAAGATGCCTGCTGGACGGAAGTAGACCAGCGCATGCGTTCATTTGCCCGAGCCATCGAAGCCAAGTTGAAGGAGAAGAACACATGAAGAATCTGAAATCAGTAAAAGACACGAACGACTTACTGAAGCTGTTATCAGAACTACCCAAACCCAACGAGAACAACACAGCCAAAGCGTTCGACGACAAGCCGAAGAAGGAATGGCACCGCGCTCCTTCAGATGTACGGTCTTCCGGGCGCGTCAATAGAACAAAAGGAAAATAATGGGCAAGCCCTACAAACGCATACTAACGATCGATTTCGAAACACGGTGGGACAGCAAGGAGTACACGCTGTCCAAGCTGACAACGGAGGAGTACATACGTCATGAAAAATTCAAAGCATTCGGTGCGTGCATCAGTGAGTTCGGCAGCGGCAAGCCAATCCAGTGGTACGGATACAAAGAGCTTCCACGAATCCTTGCTCTGTATGATTGGAGTACCACTGCCGTGCTTGCTCATAACGCTCAGTTTGATGTCTCTATCTTGGAGTGGGTTTACGGTTGTCACCCTGTATTTATTTTTGACACTCTCAGTATGGCCCGTGCTCTCAGGGGTGTGGAAGTTGGCAACTCGTTAGCCAAGCTCGCAGAAGTCTTTGAGCTGCCAGCCAAAGGACGTGCGGTGCACAGTACTGACGGGATGCAAGAGATCAACTTCGAGATCGAGAAAGAGCTTGCTGCGTACTGCCAGCATGATGTGTTCCTGTGCGAAGAAATATTCAAGCGCCTCTATGAGGGATACCCCAAGTCAGAGCTGCGCTTGATCGACATGACCCTAAAAATGTACACAAGGCCACAACTGGTGCTCGATAAAGAGATGCTGGTCAAGGCCATAGACGAGGAGAAGGAGAGCCGTGAAGCGCTTTTGGAGAAACTTGGCGTGGATGATGAGACGCTGGCAAGCAACCCTAAGTTTGCGAAGCTTCTTGTTAAGCTTGAATGTGCGGTACCGTATAAGAAAAGCAAGACGACGGGTAAGCAAACTTTGGCGCTCGCCAAAAACGACGCCCTGTTCCAAGCACTACTACATGGTGAGCGAGAAAACGTACGCCTCTTGTGTGAGGCACGACTGCGAGTCAAGTCTACAACTGAGCGAACACGAGCGCAGCGCTTCCTTGACATATGCGAACGTGGAACCTTACCAGTACCGCTCTCGTACTACGGTGCCAAGTCAGGACGATGGACAGCAGCAAAAGGCAGCGCGATAAACATGCAGAACCTAAAGCGTGGGTCGTTTCTGCGCAACGCAATCATGGCACCCGAAGGGTACGTCGTGGTGGCGGGTGACTTGTCGCAGATCGAGCCGCGTGTGTTGGCGTGGATGTCGGACTACAACGAGCTGCTGATGATCTTTAAGTCGGGCAAGGATGCGTACGCACAGTTCGGCGCGCAGATGTTCAACATACCCGGCTTGAACAAAGACGAGCACCCTGACCTGCGTCAGTCGGCCAAGTCGGCGCTGCTGGGCTGCGGCTATGGGTTAGGCTGGGCGAGCTTCGCTACGCAGCTTCTGGTGGGCTTCCTCGGCGCGCCGCCTGTCCGGTACGACATGGCGTTTGCCAAGAAGCTTGGCGTGACTCGTGAGTACATCGACAAGTTCCTGTCGTGGGAAGACAATGTTGTCAAACTGGAAGCCATCCCGCACACCTGCACAACCAAAGAACTCTTGATTCATGCAGTGGCATCCAAGAAGATCATCGACATCTATCGAGCCACGGCGCACCCGGTTACTACCTTCTGGGACATGTGCTCAAACCTGCTGGTTCGCAGCCTTGTCGGTGGGGAAGAGTTCCGGTATAAATGTGTGACATTCCGCAAGGGGGAGATCGAGCTGCCCAATGGCATGAAGCTTCTGTATCCTGACTTGCGCCAAGACAAAGAGAAGAACTGGGTGTATGGCGAGGACGAGACCAAGCTGTATGCCGGGAAGATAACGAACAACATTATTCAGGCGCTGGCAAGGATTGTCATGACTGATGGCATGTTGCGCGTGAACAAGCGCTATCCCGTAGTTGGGACTGTGCACGATGAACTATGGACGCTCGCACCTGAAGAGGAAGCTGAAGAAGCAACGAAGTGGGTGTGGGATCAAATGGTAATGGAGCCCTCATACATGCCGGGGATTCCATTGAACTCAGAAGTCGGCTACAACCGACGCTATGGCATGGCTAAGAAATAAGGAGAAGCATTTGAACAAAGCAAACCGAGCGCGTAGAGCGCCCTTACAACCGTTCCCTCGAAGTATACGCGTGGGCAACAAGCGGTACTCGATCGATCTGATCGAGTCCATGCTGAACAAAGGGGAGATGGCAAAAGTATTTTACGAACAGGGCAAGATCGTCATCGGTAAGCGCAGCAGTTTGAATGGCCGTAGGTTTTCGAAAGCAAACTTGCGCGAGTCATTTTTCCACGAACTGGTGCACGCAATCCTGTATGACATGAATGCACACAAACTAAACAGAGACGAAGAGTTTGTAACTGAGTTCTCACAACGATTGTCACAAGCGCTTACAAAGGTTGAATTCACATGAACAAAGTCGTCTGGTCGCACAGCGCACTGAAAGACTACGAGGGTTGCCCTCGTCGTTATCAAGAGGTGCGCGTTCTCAAGAACTATAAGTTTCAAGAGACCGAAGCCACGCGTTACGGTACGGAGTTGCACAAAGCCGCCGAAGACTACATCAAAGACGGCACCGCTCTTCCGCAGCAGTTCGCGTTCATACAGGACATGCTGGACTCGCTGAACCGCAAGCCGGGGCGTAAGCTGTGCGAGTACCAGATGGCGCTGACATCTGACTTGAAACCTTGTGGGTGGAAAGACAAAGAAACATGGGTGCGTGGTATTGCTGACCTTCTCATAATCGATGACGAGAATCTGACAGCTTGGATCGTCGACTATAAGACGGGCAGCAACCGCTACCCAGATCGCGAGCAGCTAAAGCTGATGGCCTTGATGGTGTTCGCGCACTTCCCGCACATTCGCAAAGTGAATGCTGCGCTGCTGTTTGTTGTAAAGAACGACATGGTGAAAGCTTCGTTCTCTTTGGACGACGTTGACCCTGCGTGGTGGAACTATCGGGAGCGCATTGCCCGCATTGAACAAGCGCACGAGACAGGCGTCTGGAACCCACGGCCTTCGCCGCTGTGTCCGTGGTGCCCTGTCACTACTTGTGAAAACCATCCCAAACACTAGGAGGAAATATGCCGAAGTACAGAAAGAAGATTGATATCGAAGCAGTGCAGTGGTTCAAGGACGGCGACCATCACGCAGTTAAAGTATCGCTTGGTGACGCCACACTTCGTACAAGCAGGTTCGGTACTAACTTTGTCTTGAAAGGCGACTACATCGTCACTGACTTTGACAAAGGGTATTACGTTGTCCCGAAAGACGACTTTGAAGTTATGTATGAACTGGTAGTTGACACGGAGCAAACACCATGACCCGCGATTACAAGAAAGAGTACGCCGAATACCACGGCAAGCCAGAGCAGATTAAGAACCGCGCCGCACGCGTAAAGGCGCGGCGCATCATGGAAAAAACTGGGGCGGTACACAAGGGCGACGGTAAAGATGTCGACCACAGAGTACCGCTCAGTAAAGGCGGCGGTACAGGCAAGTCGAACCTGCGTGTACGCAGTGTGAAAGCAAACAGGGGAGATAAAAAATGATTTTTGATGAGTGGTGGGACTCACTCAGCGAAGCCGAGAGACGCCTTCTAGGCTTACACAACGCTCGTTTCTGTTGGTTAGAAGGGCACAAGGAAGGCTACAGAAAAGGGTGCGAAGAAACCCGTGAAGTTATTGGAGAAGCAAATGCAAATAGTAGATAACAAAGCGTTGCTGTTTCGCACTCGCAACCCAGACAAGTATCGAGTCATCCCTAAACACAAAGTGGTGAACGCGTATGAAGATGGTACGGCAGAGATTGCAGTTTACTGGGGGCTCGACGAGGCGCGGGTGCTCAAGAATCTTGGCGTTAAAGACGTTCCTTCGCCGATTACAAAGCGCTACAAGTGGCCGGGTAAATACAAGCCGATGGCGCATCAGATTGAAACAGCGGCATTTCTCACCCTCAACAAAAAGGCTTTCGTCTTTTCTGAACCGGGTACAGGTAAGACCCTCTCAGCGCTTTGGGCAGCCGACTATCTGATGCAGCTTGGCGCGGTGCGCCGTTGTTTGATTCTGTGCCCACTGTCGATCATGCACAGCGCATGGATGAGTGACTTGAACAACAGCATCATCCATCGCTCGGCCATCGTGGCGCACCACTACCAACAGAACTACGAGTTCGTCATCGCAAACTACGAAGGGCTGAACCTGATCGCTGACGAGATACGCAACGACGGCAGGTTCGATCTGATCATCGTCGACGAGGCCAACGCATACAAGACGATGACGACCAAGCGTTGGAAGACGCTGAACTCTTTGGTCACGCCGACTACCTACCTGTGGATGATGACGGGTACGCCAGCATCGCAGTCGCCTGCTGATGCGTACGGGCTGGCAAGGCTGGTCAACCCCAACGGCGTGCCAAAGTTCTTCACTGGCTGGCGCGACAAGGTTATGAACAAGGTGACGCAGTTCAAGTGGGTCGCCAAGCCCAGCGCCGCCGAGGACGTACACGAAGCGCTGCAGCCTGCAATCAGATTCACCAAAGAGCAGTGCCTTGACTTGCCGCCAGTGATCACGATGACGCGTGAGGTACCGCTGACGCCGCAGCAGGCCAAGTATTACAACCTGCTGAAGGAACGCATGATGGTGCAAGCAGCAGGCGAAACTATTACCGCTGTGAATGCCGCTGCTGGTGTGTCCAAGCTCTTGCAAATATCTTGCGGCGCAGCATACACAGACGACAAAGAAGTTATCGAATTTGATTCCGCGCCGCGCTTGTCTGTGCTCGAAGAAATACTGGAAGAGACAAGCAGGAAGGTAATCATTTTCGCGTTGTTCAGAAACACGATCGACACCGTACACACGCATCTGTTAAAGAAAAACGTAACGGCTGAGTGCATACATGGTGATGTCACTCCGACCAAACGCGCCGACATCATCCGACGTTTCCAAAACGAACCTGACCCTCGTGTGCTTGTCATGCAACCGCAGGCATCAGCGCACGGAATTACGCTGACTGCCGCCGACACAGTGGTGTTCTATGGTCCTCTGATGTCTGTTGAGCAATACACGCAGTGCGTAGCACGAGCAGATCGCAAAGGTCAAGACTCGGACAAGGTAACGGTTGTGCACATTCAAGGCTCGCCAATCGAGAAGCGCATGTTTAAAGCTTTGCAAGACAAGGTTACAGATCATGCAATGCTGACCAAACTTTTCACCACAGAAATAAACAATTGAAGAAAGGGGGTTGCAATCAAAACCAATTCACAGTAATCTGTCAAATCCTAGACAAATAACTAGCGTCAGTACGGTGGGACGTGCAGCCCGACAAGGGACGGACAAGGTTCGAATCCAAACGCTAGACCATAAGGAGAAGTGAATGTCAGAAGAAATGATTCCGCTTGATAAGCTTGCGAAGATATATCGCAAGATCAAAGCTGAGATCGACGCGCTGACGCAAGAGTACGACACTAAGATCGAACAACTAAAAGCTCAGCAAGACGAACTTCGCTTTGCAATGAAAGACCAGATGAAAGCGCTCGGCGTTAAATCGGTCAGCACTGCCTTCGGCACTGTGTCAATGATCAACAAGACACGGTACAGCACAGAGGACTGGGACTCGTTCAAGAAATTTATTGTCGAGAACGATGTCGTTGATCTTCTGGAAAAGCGTATTGCGCAGACGAACATGGCGCGATACCTCGAAGAGAATCCCGGCAGCGTACCGCCCGGATTGAACGCGTTCTCGGACTTCGAAATCCGAGTCACTAAACCATCCAAATAAGAGACCCTATATGTCAAACGTCACTCTATTTAACCCTTCGCAAGTACCCGCATTTGCACGCAACAACGAGCTGTCTGACACAGCCAAAGCACTGACCGGCAGCATGACCGGTGGTATCAAGCGCATCTCGATCAAGGGCGGTGTATTCCGTCTGGTGGCTTCCGGCAAGGAACTCGCTGCAATCGACGAGCGTTATCTTGATGTCGTCATCGTCAAGGCTGCACCGAAAGTCAGTCGTATCTTCTATGCAAGTCAGTACGACTCAGACAATCCTGCCCCGCCGGATTGCTGGTCGAACGACGGTGAGCGCCCAGACCCAACCGCACAGAATAAGCAGGCGCTGACCTGCATGAACTGCCCTCAGAACCAAGCTGGTTCTGGGAACGGTAACAGCCGTGCGTGTCGTTATCAGCAGCGTCTTGCCGTCGTGTTGGAGAACGCACCGAGCGGTGACGTGCTGCAACTCACACTGCCTGCTACGTCGATCTTTGGCAAGGAAGATGGCGACAAGCGTCCTTTGCAGGCTTACGCACGGTTCTTGGCGTTGCAGAACCCGCCAATCAATCCCGAGCAGATCGTCACGCGCATGCGCTTCGACACCAAGTCTGAGTCTCCCAAGCTGTTCTTCCAGCCTATGCGCTGGCTGACGGAAGAAGAGTTCAACATCGTGTCGCAGCAATCCGCGTCCGACGATGCGAAGCGCGCAGTCATCATGACTGTGGCACAAGCAGATGGTGTATCCAAAAATCCTTCTCTTGCCCTACCGGGCAAGCCACCCGTTGTTCAGGATGCGGGGGACGAAGAAGCTGAGGAAGCACCAGCACCCAAACCCAAAGCTGCGAAGAAAAAAGCAGCGGTCGTAGAAGAAGACGACTCAGAGCCAGAAGTTCGTAAGGAATCGGCCAAGCCTTCAGCCGTGCCTGAGAAGAAGTCGAAGCTGGCTGAGATCGTCGACGATTGGGACGACGAATAAGGTGCAACGAGCCCAGCGGGAGGTGGCGCATATAACACCCGCAGCGGGGGCTGGCAAATCCTTTCAGGTGCAGCTCCTATGTGCCAGTGACCCCGCACCTTTTAATGGAGACTTATGGCCTACTCACAAAAAATTATCGATGCAGTAGCTGCCGCCCCTAAGACGCCCGGCAACCAGTTAGGTCGCTGGGCGATTCACTTAGATTTCCCAGTGACGAAGATCGCCTATGCACTGGGCGTCACGCGGCAAACTGTTTACAACTGGTTCATCGGCAAGACGGACGTGTTTGTTGCGTACCAAGCTCGCGTGGACTTCCTTTTAAAAATAATGCAGCACTCTAAGACTGCTGACGAAGCATGGAGAAAGATATGTCAAGCGTACGACCTGAATCCCTGACCGACCGCGAACTCCTGAGCGGTGCGCTGCTGGTGTTTGAGCCTGATCAGGGCATGCCGATTGAATGGCAAAAAGAACTTATCCGCAGACTCGCCTGCCATGTTGAGAACGGTGTTGTACTCGTGAAGAACCACAACGACGCACCAGAACAACTGCGCCTGTTCGACTAATAAAACCAAAGGATCATAATGACTCCGCTTGATTTTCTTGCGGTTGTCTTGCCGTCTTCAGGGCATGGGCTTTATTGCGCCTGCGAGTTGACGGACAAGAAGGAGCACATCTTTGTTGATGCGCCGGAGCAGTTCTATCCAAAGGTCGACGCTTGGGTTGAGAATCGATACAACGTCTACTTCGCGCTGGCGACGTTTGATGAACGCGTTGCGGATATGGAGGGCAACCATGACAGACGCACCGCTGCGAACGCACGGTACATCAAGTCTTTGTTTCTCGATCTGGACGGGTACGAGTCCAAGAAGGAAGCCGCGAAAGCGCTAAGTCAGTTCCTGTCGAAGACCGGGCTCGATCTGCTGGGCATGCCGTACATCATCTCGTCGGGTGGTGGACTGCACTGCTACTGGCCGTTTGAGACAACCGTCACGATACCGGAATGGAAGCCGGTGGCCGAGAACTTAAAGCGCCTGTGCAAGCAGGAGAAGCTGAAGATCGACAACACCGTGACTGCGGACGCGGCAAGGATTCTGCGCATCCCAGAGACGTTCAATTTCAAAGACAAGTACCCCGCGCCGCGCCCCGTGCGCATCATGGCAGAGGGCGACATCTTTGACTTCGAGACGCTGGCGCTGCACATCGAGAGCCAACTGACGACGCTACCGCCAGCAACCAACGTACCCGCCCTTTCCTTACCGGGAGAGAGGCCAGCAGCACCCACCCAGACCGCCG